GTTTAGTGTCTAACTTATTAATATTTGATAATATTTTTTCTTCATCTTTTTTAGTCAAAAATATTGCAGTTGGGTCAACAACTAAAGTCACTTTCTCTACATTAGATACCTCTATGATAAATTTCAAATACAAATCTTTCATAGCTCCATTATCAACTTTTGGCTTGTAAGTTTCTGGGCTTTTACAAACTGCAATCATATCTCCTTCATTATCTATAAGACCCATTTCTCTAACTGTAAATCCACCTATCGAACCAGGGATACATGCTGTTGCAATAATCCAGTTAGGATTATTTTCATCATTATCAAAAGCGTTTATATTCCCTTCCCAAACCTTATTTTTTAATGCTGTTTGGTCTTCTGTTGGATTATAATAATTTCCTCCACCATCTCCCGCTTGAATCTTCTCTAAAACTACTGACTTACCTAACATTCCTGCGTTAGCAATCTTAGCTTTGCCTATATTTGTTAGTATTGTGTAAAATTGTTCATCAGCCATTTGTACCACCTCCTACCTTGGATATACTGTTAATGTTTCTGAACTTATGTTATTAGCTAATGCAAACTTAGCTTTAACACTTGCTTTTACTTCTTTACTTGTATAAGGATATACTGTTATTTCTTCACTCATAATTGCTGTTTGTGCAAAATAGGTTTTACTTTTCAATAAAGATACTAATTTATAACTTACAGCTAAATGAGAAGGTTTTATAACATTTACTCTCTTATATAAATCTTCTAAATCTCTAGGAAAACCTTGAGTACTAGTTAATTCAACACCAAAAGTATACGGAGATATATTTTCATTTATTTTTATGTTTGCACCTGTATAAGATTGAAGTATCATAGACATTCTTTTAGGTGTCATAATATATTTACTTTGAAGCTTAGCAATAACTTTTCTTCTTCTAATTTCTATATCTTCATCTATATTGGTAGTTAAACCTACTCTATTTTCCCAAAAGCTCAAACCCCATGTCGCACTCTGAGGAAATAATTGTAACTCTATTTCTTCATTCAATAACTCTAGATTATCAAATTCGCTTCCTATAGCTTCATATATAGAGTTCATGACTAAAGATTGTTCATAGATAGGAGATAATGTTAAAAGCATTTCTCTACCTTTTTTAGAAGTTATCACGCTATCACCTCATTGATTATCTCACCTATTCCAACGACTTGGTCATTTAAAATAATATTTGTTGTTCCATCATTTATTGTCAAGTTAGAAAAATANTTGTATTCCTTCATCTGCAAGCATCATAGAACCTGTTAGTGAATAAATGCATTATAAGAAACAGTACCTCCAATATCTATTTTATCGAGGTATTTGTCTATTTTATTTTTTAAGATATTCAGCACAGTTTCTTGACTAAATCCATTTGAAAACACAAAACTAGCTTTTACATTAATTAGTAATGTTTGTGGAGTAGCTATAGTTACAATAGCACCTATAGGAGCTTTTCCATCTCGATTTTGACCTTCTTCTGTATTCAATGGATATATATATTCTTGGACCTTATCTATTAATTCTTGTGTTGCTGCTTTCCTATTTTTATCTAGTATTAATACTTTTACTGTACCTGGTCCAGCCCATTCTGAAACTACATAAGCATATCCCACTCCATTAACTTCTTTAGCCCATCTTATATAATCTGAACTAGCTCCACTTAATTTGTCCTCTTGCTCTGCTACAAGAACTCTTTCTCTAAAATGTTCTTCATCTTCTATATCTGTTCCACCTTTGAAATCTTCCTTATTAGTAACAGATTTAACACCACTAATAGAACCTAGTAAAACGGATACACTACCTTTAGACACATTCCCTATAGTTCCTGCAACTCTACATTCTGCTTTAATATCTACTATCTCACTTTCTCCTATAGTTTTAGTTTCAAGAAGCTCAAACTCTATGCTTTGTTTTTCATCAGTTGCAACAGTAGTTACTATAGTTCCTTTTGTAATTATAGTTCCTTGTATACCTATAAAAGTAATAACTCCAACCGATTTAGTTGGTTGATTTTTAAATACTCCTTTACATTCTCCTAACCATTCTAAATAAGTTCCATAAGATGTTTGAGGAAATGCAATCTTTAAATTATTTTGTAATCCTAACTGTTTTAGCCGTGTGATTTCTTCTGCTGTAGGTCTTGTTGAGTCATATATAAAGTCACCTTCTAATGTACTTACATCTTGAAAGTTACTTAGCATCCTTTCATGTACAGCGTCTTCATCTTCTGTTAAGAAGCTTGGTATAGGTAGCTCTCTTTCCATATAATCACCTACCTTTTTATATTGCCATCAATTACTATATTTTCATCATCTTTTGTGAGCACATCAAATTCATAATTAACAAGTCTGCTGTTTTCAAGCCAATTGAATGTAAAATTATTTACTTCTTTTGTGTAAGGATGCACTAAAAGAGTTTCTTTTATTAATCTAGTTATTTCAAGCTCTTTTGCACTTTGAGATAAGTTACTGGCAATTAAGTCTTTTATTTCACTTCCATATACACTAGAATAAGCTGACCTTTTGTACCTAGGTGTTAGTATAGCCTTTTGACACCATTGTTTATATGCCTGCATCTTGTCACATTTTTTTAATGTTCCATCTGCATTTTTAACAAATTCGCCTTTTTCAAAATCAAATAAAAAAGACCCTTTTAGGTCCAGTTCACTTTCATTATTATTTTTTAATTCTATAGTTTCAAAAGTTTCATTTTGAGGAAATAGGTTTGGCATTTACAACCCTCCCAATTACTACAAATTCAGCTCCCATAACGGCTACTAACACCTTATCGCCTATAGCCAAGGGTTTTAATTCTTTTGGAGTTTCTATTTTATGTTTATGTCTATATTCTGCACCTAACATTTCATCTGAAAGAGTAAAATAATCCTCTTTCAAAGTTAAATTCTCTAATACTAGATAATCCTGTATTTCATCTTTATAACCATTAACCTTAAGCCCATTTGCTGTTATTTCTGCAAGTTCGCATCCTATTCCAAAAACTCCATCATTAACACTTTTATTCATTTTTTCTTTCAATATTCTAGCAACTCCATTAAATCTAGCATCAGTCATTTGTATAAAACTTCCTCCTTGTATATTCTAAAGTCCCTATATTGAGCTTCATTTTCGGTGTAGAATCTAACGTATGAGTAACATCTATAACATAGTACTCTTTACCTTTTAGAGATACCTTATCACCTGCTCTTATTCTATTTATATCTACTGCACAATCAACACTTATTGTTTCTTCTCCCGAATTGAACATCGTTTCTGCTGCTTTCTTAGCTTCTTTTGCATTTTTTATCTTTTCATCCTGTTTAATCTTTTGTAGTGTTCCATATTTGTCTGAATCTTTTTTATATGTTCCAATTATAGGTGCTTTTGTATTTTCATCTTTACTCTTACCTAAAACTTTTACACTTGTTACTGCGTCATTAAAACTACTTGTAAAGTTTGCATCTTCTAATATACTATCTAATTTATATACATTTGCATTAGTACCAAGTTTAAATAATTTCAACTTATTATCCATCCTTACTCTAAATAAGTCTCCACCTTTACTTGCTGTTTCTTTTAAGTCTTTTTTAATCATATCTAGTATATTAGTCTTATGTATTACTTTAGCAAGTTTCTTCCCTGTATTAGCTAAGTTGTAATAAGGTATATTCCATTGTTTACAGTAGTACTCAATCCTCTGTGTCGCTGTATTTTCTTTAAACGAGTATTGTTCTTCACTTTCTTCCATGTAAACTGTTCTTTCTCTACAAGACAATGTCAGTTTTTTACTCTTTTCACTTCTCCTAGTTTCCCATATGACTCCATTGAAGATTGTTTCTTCTTTTTTACTCTCATATGCTATATCAATTAGAACTATTTTATCACCCTTTTTAATTCCTATATCTTGAAGTTGTTTAGGTTCTACTAATGATATATCCATCTTATATGCAACTCCATCTATAGCTTCTGAGAGAGTTATTCCCTCGTTAAAATTTGCAATATCATATTTTCCGTTTAATATTATTTTCATTTAGAAGGTATCACCAACTTTTGTCCTTTTTTAATCACATTTGGATTTTTACCAATGACTTTTTTGTTTTCGGGTATATTATAAATCTCTGTCCATCTTGAACCCTTACCTAAAAATTTCTTTGCAATACTCCATAATGTGTCTGCAGATGTAACTGTATATGTTTTTGATGATGATTGAGTGTTAGGTCTATTGTCCTTTAAATCTGTTTTAGCATTACTTTTAGTTTCTTTTTTTAATGTCTCTATTTTTAGTTCTCTGTAAGTTCTAAATGTTATCTCAATGTCTCTGTCTTCTTCTCTTCCTGCTGTTTGGGTATTACTAAAACTAGATATTGTAACTAATCCATTGTAGCCAAACCCTGTCATGATAAGTCTTAGAGGTTCAGCTTGGTCTACCCATTTTTCAAGCATTGCAACTGTTTCAGTTGGATTTTTTAACTCACTATATCTGCAATAAGAAACGTCATATTGAAAAGGTAAAAATGTTTTAAATGATATTTCTCTTATCTTCTCCCCTTCTTTTTTAATGTCAAATTCACCTAGATTTACTATATCTACAGTTTCAAATCTTTTTTCTTTTTTTATAGATAGAGAATCTTGTGGGGTTACTGGAAAATGAAAATCTATCTTTTCTTTTTCATTTTTTAGATAAATGTCTATTACCAAGTTATCACTTCCTTTTTACAATAAAAAAGACATCTATTCCTAATAAATAAATGCCTTTTTTCTTGTCTATCTAATTTTTAAAGTCTTTGAAAGAGAAAAATTCCATGTTATCAACGCTATTAACATTATCTTGAACTTTCAAGAAATCATCTATATTAATTTGATATGTTGTTTGACCACTTGAACCTACAAAATATATTTCTGCTGAGTCTATTCTAAATTCTTTCAACTTGTTAATTAAGTCTTTAGTAAATACCTTACAACTGCTTTCGTTGTCAAAACTTGCATTTTGAACTTGTAAACTAAGTACATAGCTACCATCTGTATCTAATACATCATTTGTGTAATAATTTCCTTTATACTCTGCTGGAATTATAGAATCAACTTTTTTCTTTAGCTCTTCACCAGTTAATGTTTGTTTTTTTGTTTCCACTTTTCCTTTGTTGTCCTCTTTAGAATTTTTCTCTATTTCCTCTTTTTTCTTAACTTCCTCTTGTTTTTTCGTTTCTTCTTTAATTTTCTTTTCAGCATCTTCTTTATCTTTATTACTAGAAACTTGATTGACTTGAGTAGAATTTTTATCATCTAAATCTCTTGTAAGATAAACAGTCCTAGCACAACTTAATGTTAATAATGCTAAAAAACATCCTAAGATTATTTTGCTTTTATTTTTAGCTTCAATAGCTTTCATTAAAAATTCAATTGAAAAAACAGCTAAAGTGATTGGTAAGAAACATATTGCTATAATACCTATAATAACTTTTAAGAAAGTATTTAGACTTTTAAATTTCTGCCACATAAAATTTCCCCCTCATAAATTTGCATATTTTAACAATATTATATCATTTATGAGGAAGATTTTTTTAACAACAATTCGACATTATCCAATGTCTTGCAATGCTTCTCTTAGTTCATTTTCTACTTGAGACATTATTTCTTGTATCATTTCTTCTTTATTATCACTATTTTGAACATTGATAGATATTCCACCTAAATTTATTGTATTCCCATTACTTGAAACTAAACTCTGTGTTTGAGCTTCTTTATATTCTTTATTGTCTGAATCCAAAATATTTGTAAATTGTCTAACGTTATTTACAACATTAGAACTACCTACTACTTTTTGAGAAGGAGTTGAGCCTAATCCTAACATTTTACCTGTTTGTTCATACAAGCCTATTGCTCGATTTCTTCTAGCATTTGATAAAGGAATAACCATTTCAGCTCCATCTTCTCCACATATAGATGGTTTACTTGCAACTCCTCCTTCTGCAAAGCGACCAAATATATTACTTAGTATTCCACCACTACTTTCATTTACTGTCCTTTTAACTGTTGTTTGTGTAGTCTTGACATTAAAAGATGCACTTATTGGTGCTGAAACTGTTGCTCTTACACTATTCCAATAGCTTATAACTTGACTTGACATAGCACTAACTTGACTTACTACAGAACTACACATAGCAGAAATGACACTTATAGCTGAACTACTTAAACTCGTAAAAGATGTTCTAGCTCCGTTGTACATGCTACTACATGCAACCCTTACATTTGATGCTAACATATTAAAAGAAGTTGTAGCACCATTATACAAGCTACTTCCTGCTTCTTTTCCAACTTGAGCTAATTGACTAAAGCTTTGTTTAGCTCCGTTATACATATTCGTCGCTCCTTGTTGAACTGTTGCAGTAGCTTGGTTAAATGCCGTATCTATACCAGTTGTAAGGTTAGAATTATTGACTTGAGGAGTTGCATTATTTAAAGCATCTGTAACACCTTGCTGAGTTGCTACTCCTAATTCATTCCCTTTTTGCTGAACGGCTGGCACCCCTGCTTGAATTCCATTTACTACACCATTTGTCAAATCTGTACCTAATTGTTGCCCTGCCTGTTGCACAGCTGGGTTTTCTTGTGTTAGAGCATTTGCAACCTGTTGATTTGCTTGTTGAGCAGTTTGAGAAGCTGAACCTTGTATTTGACTTGAAGCTTGAGCAAATATACTTCTTACAGTTTCTAAAGCTTGTGGTCCTTCTATTCCTAAATTTTTTAGATTTTCCAAAACTTTAGAAGCTTGTGTTTCTATTGGGGTGCTAAAGTCTACATTAGCAAATACTTGCCCCATCTTTCCATCCATTTTGCCTAGAGCTTCTTGCATTTGTGGTCCTATTTGATTTATCGTTCCAAGCATACTATTTATTGCTCCATTTATCCCATCTTGATTAAATCCGATTTTAAATGAATTAAATGTATCGCTTAAACCTTGTTTCAAATTTGTAGTATCTAGTGCAGTAGAAGCCTGTGAGAAGATAGTTCTTAATGTATCTATAGCTTGTGTTCCTTCCAAACCTAGATTATTTAGATTCTGTAATACTTTAGTTTTCTGTGCATCTATAGAAGAATTAAAATCCACTCCCTTAAAAATTTCGCTTGCTTTTCCTCCTAAACTTTTTAAGGTTTCTAAAACCTGCGGTCCTGTCGCTTTCAAAGAGTTCAACATTCCTGTTACTCCGTCTTTTAATCCACCTACATTTGTCCCTTCCTTGAAGGCATTGAAAGCATCACTCATGCCTTGTTTTAAATTATTTGAAGAATCTGCACTATATTTACTTATAAAACTTAAAGTTTCTTGTATACTACTTCTGTATTCTTGTGCACTTAATTTACCTGCTTTGAAAGCATCATCAAGATTTTTGGTGATTTTGTTAACTTTGTCACTAGGTTTCATATCTGCTGTCACACCAGATAAAATTATCGCCATATTATCATTTAATCCTCGCATCATAGTAAGAGATTGGTCATCTAAACCTTTTAATCCATTTGTTAATGCTCTAGCTATATCACTAGATTTCTTCTCTGTTACATTTTTAGATTGGTCAAAAGCTGTTGAGAAAGCTTTAGTAACACCTTGTAACTCTTTTGAAGTAGACTTTTTTAATAGAGCTGTTGCGTTAGAAGTTTCTGAATTTATATCTGATAAAGCTTCTTTTGTATTTGTTTTAATTTCTGCTGTTGTTTTACCAAATAGATTTTTTAATGATGAAGCTTTTTCATCCCAACTCTTATCAGATAACAATATGCCTATTCCTTTTCCAATTCCACCTAACATTATAAGCAAGTTACCTAATGTAAGTTTTATGACTCCACCAATGCTCTCCATTATTGTAGTAATATACTCGCCAAATGAACCAAACCTAGTTTGTAAATCCATTATAGCAATTTTGTTATTGCTTATTGCGACTGTCATTCCTGCAAAAGCTATAACTACAGCTCCTATTATTGCTGTCAAACCAAGAGCAGCTAATTTAGCTGTTCCAAAAACATTAGCTAAAAGACTTAAACTCTTGATTGCACTTCCAAAAGCAAAAACTCCTTTGAGAACTATAATAGCCCCTATAACAGAACCAATTGCAGGCAATAATACTTGAAATCCTGCTTTTATTTTATCGAAATTATTAACAAACTTTTCTACTACTCCAACTATAGCATCACCGATTTGTGGCATTTTCTTAATTAAATCTTCTACAAATTGGCGAGTCATAGGACCTAATTTACTTCCTACACTTATCCTAACATCATCAATAGCGCTTTTTAAAAGTTCAAATTGTCCTGACAGGGTATCTAGTTTCATGTCAGCAATTCTCTTAGCTTCTCCTTCACTTTCTGCAATAGCTGTAGTTAACTTATTAAAATCACTTTCACTAGCATTTACTACAGCCGCCCAACCTGCCATAGCTGTACGACCAAATATAGAAGATATTGCAACTCCTTTTTCAACATCTCCTAATCCACCTAATTTTTCTCTAAGACTTCCTATTGTTCCTGCTAAATCCAAACTTCCATTTTTATTTTTCTTTAATTCTATTCCATATTTTTTAATTTGCAGAAGCAGCTTCTGCTGGTGGCTTTATTAATCTAACTAGACCTCCTCTTAGCGAAGTCCCTGCCATGCTCCCTTTAACGCTTGCACTAGCCATCAAACCTGTCGCAAGAGATAAATCTTTCATAGATACTCCTAAAGCTCCACCCATGGAACCTACATATTTAAATGTCTCACCCATCAATTCAACACTTGTATTAGAATTCGTTATGGTTGCCGCCATTACATCTACAAATTCAGTTGTGTCATTTGCCGTTAACCCCAACGCAGTTAAACCATCCGTCACTATATCCATTTTGTTATACACTAAGCTCTTTATCTTAGCTTCTATATATTTCTATATAGTTCAGACTATTTCATCACCCTCGCCTAATACGTTAGGGTGTGGGATTTCGTGGACTTTCATCATATCCATTAAGGACTTAGATTACTAATCTAGTCGTTAAGCCTTTTACCTATTTCTAAATAAAGTGGCAATAGATTACCATATCCATTAAGGACTTAGGCTTCCCTATTTTAACCCCATATTTTTTACTATAAATCTCTCTATAGCTGTCCAATATACTTTAGACGTTAGTGCCAAATCGGTTCCTCCTGCTGCTGCCAAGTTAAGAACATCAGGTATCGCTTTTATCATTTGTTCAGACTTCCATCCTGCCATACCCATATAGTAAAAAGCGTTCCCTGCATCTGTTGCTGTAAATGAAGTTTCTCTCCCAAGTTGTCTAGCTTTTGCGGTTAAAGCTTCCATTTCTTTTCCTGTTGCTCCTGAAACAGCTTGTGCATTCTTCATACTTTGTTCAAAAGTAGCAAATCCTTTTACAGCAGAACCTACCCCAATTCCACCTATTAAAGCTCCTGCGGTAGTAGCCAGTCTAGCAAATTTACTAATAGCTCCATTTACAAAAGAATCTATTTTCCCTGTTAACCCTCCTAAAACCGAACTAGCTTCATCCCTAATTTTAACTGCTGCTTCATATCTCTTACTCACAAATTCTTGTAATTTATTTTTAGTTCGAGAAATAGTATTTATAGCTTCATCAGCTTGAGATTTTATCTTTATAATAGTATCAGCTTTTAAGTTCTGAATCTTAGCTTTTACTTTATCTATTATAGAACTAGACTCGTCTTGTCCTCTAATTATTACAGGCGGTACAGGTTTAGCAACTTCTTTTATCTTGTTATTAACTTTGTTAACTGTAGAACTCGCATTATCTGTGGCTTTCAACCTTGCTGTTACTGTCTTTCTAGCTTTATTAACATTATTGCTAGCCCTATTGGCTACTGGACTCGCATTATCTGTAGCCTTTATTCTTGCTGTAACAGTTTTTTTTGCTTTATTCATATTGTTATTAACTCTATTTACAACACTTGAAGCTTTATCTGTAGCTTTTATAGCAGGATTAACCTTTATTCTATTAAGTGTCTGCATCCTTTTTTCTGTCTGCTTCATGTATTTTTCCATAACACTTAGTTTGCTTTTTGTTTCTCCGTCACCTTTTGCACTTATGACAACATCAATATGATACATTTCCTTTTTAGCTATTTCCCTCACCTACCTTTCTACAGATATTTATTTTTTCATAGCTTTATTCTCTTGCTCTATTTCATTTTGAGTAAATACTTTCATTAAGCGTTGAGACATTAAATTTTTCTTAACATAAATATCTGGGGGAACATGATGCTTAACAAAGATGTTATTTAAAACAGTCAGGCGTCCCCCCATTTTTATTAGTTTTTTATATCATCGTCACTTATTTCATCATAAAAACCTGATAATTCTAATATTTGGTCGCTTATTTTGCTTAATTCTCCAGCTAAGAATTTTCTCTTTATAAATTCTCTAGCATTTGTTACTTTCATAGCATCAAGTAATTTTTGATTAGAAAAATTAGGTTTTACAGTTCCTTTTTCTATTAATGCTAGAGTAAACTCATCATCATTTAATTTTTCTTCTCTTCGCCCTTGGACCTTTACAATTTTAGTGCAATCTTTTCTTATTTTACTAATCTCTTTTTCTGTTAATGCTTTCAAAGTGATTGGTATTCCTAATCTATCCAAAAACACAGTTCTCTCAGGTACTGGTGAATCCTCCAATAGCTTTGCTATTATTTCATCTTCTTTCATCTTCAATCTATCTTCATTTGTTTCTTCTATTTCTTCATCTAAATCATTATCTTCTTCTACTACTTCATTTTCTAACTCTCTTTTATATATCTCTGACATACTATTCCTCCAATATTTTTAATTTTAAAAAGCTACAAACAAAATTAATTGCTTATAGCTTTAAAGTACAACACTATTTTGTTTTAAAGTTCATTTAACAAATCATATCCTCTAAAACTTCCCTCTACTTCTATTTTTACAATTTCACCAGCTTTAGAATTTATAAGAGGCAATTTTTTTAATCTACAATTCTTTAATCTAATACTTTCATATCCTAATGTTTCTNGAATTAGTNTAAATTA